TGTAGTTGAGTTCAAGGTGTTCGGATAATGATACCAATAACCTCTCTAACAATCACCGAAGAATAAAATTTTATCAGATTATATTTTCAAATAATGGTTTTACATTTTTATCATAAAACAGTTTGGGGCAACCCCCATGCAGGAGATGAGTAAGAAATGACCAATGCAAATTCTGGAATGTCCGGGTCTCTCTGGGTATGTGCCACGTCCAACGGCACGTTTGTAAAGCTGGCAGAGGTGTCAGATGCAAAGATTAAGATCGATGGAAAGGAGATCGACACAAGCAACGTCGATGATTCCGGCTGGGGATCGTCCATCATGGGAGCGGGCAGTTGGGAGGTTACCGTCACAAACAACCTGATCCTGACAGACTCCGCCTATGGCATCATCAAGACCGCACTGCTGGGGAGAAGCGTCATGTACGTCAAGATCCTACAGAGCGGCACTCCACTCTCCAGCCCAAAGGGCTTTTCTGGTGCGTGCTATGTGATGTCGGGCAGCTATACGCTCGCGGGGACAAACACCCAGCAGAAGGTAGACTTCACCCTGAAGGGCTCCGGCGCTCTCTCTGAGCTGCCTTGAGGCCGGATCATGACATCTTCAGTGAGCGGCCTCTCAGCCGCTCTTTTTCGGGATGAATCTAGGCCCTATGTCGTGATCGAACAGACCGGAAACAAAGGCTGCTGTTTCGTGGCCCTGCAGACCAGCCCGATGCCAGCCATCAAGATAGTGGTCGCGGGGAACAACACACCACTGTCTGTATCTGTGGCGAGCAATGTGGTTACGGTCAACAGCGCCACAAACGCGAGTGGCATAGCCACAAGCACCACCCTGCAAATCATAAATGCTGTAAATGCAGATGCATCCGCAAAACTGCTGTTCCTCGGCAGGCTGTCTCCCGGGTCGGATGGGTCTGGCGTGCCTGGAGCCTTCACGCAAACCACTGCAGCATATGGTGTGGCATTCACAGGCATTACGCTAGTCGACTCCGGCGATCATCTGACCTATCAGGCAGCTGCAGGAAGCCGCTACTGGGATGAAACCAAACCTCTTACCATCTACAGTGACGGCTCACCAGTGACCTCCGGCTTCACAGTAAGCTACTTGAATGGCTCGGTGACGTTCAGCTCATCGATGTCAGGACACACGATCACCGCTACTGGAACCAGGCGGTCAGAGTATGCCTTGCAGAAGGTCATGGGCCTGTTCGATGGCAAGATCAAGATCGACGGCAAGGAGATCGACACCACAAGCTGCGACGACGCAGGATGGGCAAGCTCCATTATAGGCAATGCATCCTGGGAGCTGACTGCCTCGCACTACTACTACAATGGCGACGTGCCTCTCACCGAGTTCAAGCAGCCTTCTCTGTGGAAGTTCTACGCTGTAGGATGCACCACTCCATTCGCTATCGGGAAGGGAGTTCTACAGAGCATCGAGAATATCCTGGCAGCCGTGAACGATGCCCAGAAACAGAACCTGACCGTGAAGGGCCAGGGCGAGATCTACCTGGAGTAGGCCCAGCCTGCTCCAAATTATATTTTTCATAATAGGTGTAAAATCGATGACAGAAGCAATAATACTGGACATGGATGAGACACGAGAACTCAAATGGACATTCGGAGCTATCAAGACCTTTGAGAAGCGAGCCAGGGAGATCCTGAAGCGCCTGGATGTGCGGGATGAGAAGGGCCGGGCCGTGGCAAACATCCCGATGCATGCCGGATTTGTGCTTGCCAACTTCCTTCGAATCTCAGACATCATGGAGGCGGCCATCGGCGCGTCCACAGGATTATCTGCTCTGGATGGCAAGGATACGCCATCTGAGGCTGCCCATGCCATAGATGCCTACCTTGAGAGAGGTGGCTCTCTGGAGGAGCTCCAGAGGCAGATATACAGAGCCTATCTCGTCGCAAGCGACCCTTCTTCTCTCTCGGATTGGGAGGAGAACCTAGCCAGGGAGGAGGAGATCAGGAGGATCAACAGGGAGAAGCAGGAGGCGAAGGTAGAGATAGCCAGGATCGAGCTGGCGGAGGACCAGAAGAAGATAGCCAGCCTGAAGACGCCTTCTGGCAGTCAGCCTACAAGATCGCCTACGTCGAGCTAGGTCTGCTCCCTCAAGTCTTTTTTTCGCTCACAGTCAACGAGCTGAACGCCCTCTATGCCCATCACTTGAAGCAGCAGGCATGGGACAGAGAGATGGCTGCCTATTCCGGCTATGTGGCTGCGGTGGCTGTGGCAACATGGTACACTGAAGGACTGCCAATGTGGGAGGAGTTCTATCGGAAGCCAGAAGAGCAGTCGCAAGAGACCACATCGGAAGAATACATAGAAAGATACAATTCCTGGACATGAAACTATGACTGAAGTCGGCAGAGTCACAGCGGTAATAGATGGCGACATATCTGGCCTCACATCTGCTCTGAACCAGGCTCGGAGCCAGGCGACCACAGCGGTCTCCGGCATCGAGGGGCAGTTCAAGTCCGGCCTGACCAAAGCCACAACAGGCAACTGGAAGGACGTAGGCCGAACGGTAGGATCTGATCTTGTCTCCGGCATCACCGCACCACTGGGCAGCCTGGGAGGTGCTGCATCAACTATAGCTACTGCTCTCGGTCCGACTGGCATAGCGGCCACGGCAGCGGTCGCCGGTGCGGCCATGATTGGCTCCGCTGCATCTCGATCTGCGATGGAGTGGGAGGCTGGACTGAGCCGGATTAGCAAGACCACCGGCATCGAGAAAGGCACTGTGGCATATGCCGAGCTGGATTCTGGACTGAAGAATCTCTATACGACTCTGCCGACAACCGCCGAATCATTGCAGTCTGTTGCCGCGGCTGCAGGATCTCTGGGAATCGAACGGAGCAGCATCGCAGGATTCACAGAGGTCGCCATCGAGATGGGGTCCGCCTTTGAGATTCCTGCTGAAGAAGCTGCCACGGCGATGGGCAAGATCAAAGGCCAGCTCAAGAGCCTCCCAGAAGGTGCTACCGATTCCGCCGAGTTTGCCCGAAAGATGGGATCGGCAGTTGACTATGTGGGCAACAACTTCAATGCCACAGAGAAGGACGTCTTGGACTTCTCGACGCGCGTGGCTGGCTCGATGTCCACGTTAGGGGGCAGCGCCTACGAAGTTGCCGGTTGGGGCGGGATGCTCTCGTCGGTGTTTCCGAGTGCCGAGAGGGCAGCAGGTAGCTTTGATAGCCTGTTAACGCAGCTCACCACGAATACCGACAGCCAGGCTGCCGCCTCTGAGCTCCTCGGCATATCCACAGAAGAGTTTATGCGGGCGATGAGCACCGATCCATCCGATACACTCCTCCGAATCGGATCTGCTATGGAAGCTTTGCCAGCGGATAAAGTCCAGGAGACGGCCAAGGCTCTTGGCGGGTCCTATGGCATGGATACCCTTGTCAAGATGGTCGGCCACACAGAGGAATGGCGGCAGGCCATCGAGGATACCGTGGCCGCTGGAGAGCAGGGCACATCCATAGGTCAGTCGTTCGCTGCCGGGGCAAACACAGCGCAGGCCTCATTCCAGGTGCTGAAGAACTCCATTTCTGCGATCCTGAGCGACATAGGTGGACCGATCAATTCAACGCTGACACCAGTGTTGACGTCTCTGACGGGCACGTTCAATGGCATCCGTGCCATAGGCGAGAACTTATGGGAGCCGTTCACTACAGCAATCAGCCCAGCTACCGAAGCAGTCTCCATGCTCGCCTCCGGCGTCAGTACGCTGGGCGGCATGACATTATCCGGCCTGGTGAGTTCCACCTCCGCAGTTAATACCGCATTCCAGACAGGAAAGGCCTTCGTAACCGCATTCAAGGACGAGCTGACCAATGTAACCACCAGCTCGTCCACAATCCAGACACTGTCTGGATACGTGGAGAAGGTCGGAGACGCTTTCGACTCTCTAAAAGACAAGGCATCCGATACACTCAGCGGCATCGCCTCGTGGCTCTCTGGTGCTATTCCGTCGGCCATATCTGGCGTCACCGAGAAACTAGGATCGATGTTCTCAGGAGTGACCGAATCCCTGGGCCTGGGCGGGGCGGCCGAGTCTGTGGGTGGTGCTGTGTCGGGTGTCACCGGATTCTTCAGCAACGTCTATGATCGGGCAGCCAAAGAGCTGGGTTGGAAGACCGAAGAAGCAACCGCCGACGGCACCGAGAAAGGAATGGAGAAAGGTGCTGAGAAGGCAAAGGATGGATTAGAGAAAGCCACCGCATCCGCCGTGAGTGCTGGGGCAGAGAGTGGCCTGGATACTGCATATTGGTCCTGGGTAGAGCAGCTCCAGAGCCAGGGAATACAGACAGGGACGGCAACCGCCTTGGGCGAGGCAATGGCTGGAAGGACCACGCCGCTCATCACTGGCACGGGTAGAGAGTCTTGGAAGAGCGGCGGGTGGTCGACAACTGCTACTATAGCGGGTATAGAAGTCGGTATCCGCCACGATGTGGCCGCGCAGGGCAGCACATATACACTACGCGTCAATGGCAAAGATACCGGCATCAAGAGATCGGTGGATAACTTCGACACCACCCCGCGAGCAGATATCGTTCTCTCGATGCTCAATGAAGCCGGACTAAGCGCCGACAGGGGGACTGCACTGGATCTGGCTAACAAGCCACTTCAGGCGGCTCAGTGGAGGCTCAGTCAAGAAACTACAGTAACAACTGATGTGTATCTCGATTTTGCGAAGAACCTCAGGACTGAGATGGAAGGCGCCGGCGAAGATGTAGGTACTGCATTCGCCGAAGGGATTGTCCCAGATACCGCTACAATAGATTCTAGGCTGTCAGCCATCCGGCAGCTCAAACTCTATGATCCTGCCGAAGCTAAGAAACAAGGAGCAGACAATGCTATAGCCTACTTGGAGGCTCTGAAGGACACCATAGAGTCCGTTGAGGCTGCCAAGGCCAAAGTGCTGCTTGATCCCGATGATGAGAATGCCAGGGCAGAGCTTGAAAGATCTGTATCAAGACTAGATACCTACCTGGCGGAGAATCCACTAACCGTCAAGATCGAGGCCGACACTCAGCCCCTTTATCAGCAGGTGCTGGCGGCTGTGCGAGATTTATCCGGGACGGAATTAAAAATTAAGCTTAGTGAGCTGGGTATCTACGATCCAGAGAAATATACCAAATATGCTCAATCCGAATTCGCTTCATGGATTGGAAGCTATGCAGAAAAGGGTATGGCGCCGGCATGGGGCACAGAAGATTATCAGACATTATATAGTTGGTACACGTTTTTATTGGGGCAGTATGATACTCTCGATGCCAACAATAAAGAGTTAACATGGCAACTCAGCCGATTTTTAACTGGCCAGGTAGATGCTTTCGGTGAAATAAACAAGCTGGTAGGTAATACTGATGGGATTAAGAATAGCATAGACCAAAGCAATAACCTTCTCAGCAAGACCGCCGAGAATACCTCTGACATGTGCGAGGCCATGAGTGAATTCGGGATCGCCCAAGAGAAGGGATGGGGTGAGATGGGGCTGGGCCTCACCAGTTTCATAGGAAACACCGCGGATTACAAGGCCTTCCTTGAAACCGAATACGAGCGGGGGGCCTATCATCCCGCGCCTGTCGAGCTTGGTTCGATGTCGAAATGGAAGGCAGAGATGGAGGAGTACCTGGGGAAATCCGAGGAGACAATTACATTCCCTGCTGTTCTGGATACTTCTCAGGCCGATTCACAGCTAGACGAGTTCAAGGACAAGGCGACAGAAGAGCAGAAGATACCGATTCAGGTAGATGACAGCACGGCCATGTCGGCCATCGCCGCTATCGATGCCGCAGCCAGCCGGCCTGTGACGAAGCTGGTCTATGTCCAGGAAGTAGGGGGCGGAGGCGGTTACGGTGGCGGCTATAATCCGTACTCGGGGGCGTACTCTGGATATACAGGCAGCTTCACGCCGGAGACCGGCGGCATGTCGGGCGGTATATACTGGCTGCCAACATTCGCCTCGGGTGACGTGTATGTGCCGAGGCCCACGTTGGCGGTTGTGGGAGATCGGCCTGGTGGGGAGTGGATAGGTGGCATTGATCAGGCCATAGCCAGGTTTGGGAGCATTACTACATCTCAGCCGCAGATCAAGATTGATGCACCTCTGAATATCAATGCCCCGGTCTACGGTGTGGATGATCTGGAAGCAGTGCTTGAGGCGCACAAAGAGGGCATAATGAGGGCGATCTACAATGCCGTACAGGGGCTATGAGCTATGATGCAGATGGAAGTCCTCAATCCAGGGCAGAGCGCTCCGGTGATCGTTGATGTAAACGCCGAGGCTCCCAATCGACCCGTGGACGCCCATCGCTATTCTACGTTCAACTTCACAGGCCGCATAGAGGTTCCCGTCCGGCCGTACGCCCGCATATTCCTCTCGGAGGATGGCCAGTATTACTTCCGTGGCTATGTCTACTACATGAAGCGCCAGGGCGAGAAGATCACAATCCAGTGCCGGGGCGAGGAGGAGCTGGCCTGGCACAGGTACAGCCCCAGGCATGGCTGGACTGGATCGGGAAGCCAAACGCTGGGGGCCTCTGAAATTCGGATAACACATATCTTCGAGGATGGAGCTCCGTCGCAGACACCGGATTATTGGAGCGTAGTCCACAACTCTGGAGCTATATTTCTGATGAATTCCGCCATACCGCAGACCATCTGGCCTGTTTACAATGTCACATATCCAAACTGGTGTTTTAAACTGGTAGGAGGCGGGACGAATAGCCGCCTGGGGACGGCACCTATCTATGTTGAAGGCCTCTATTTTCCACGTAAAGGCTCGATCTCTGAGTGTCTGGCCAACCTAAACTCAGCCTATGCGGATGCCTTGGACCTGTATATTCAGTTTGATTGGACTACCTATATGGCATCATATTTTCTGCATATCTCGGCCCTGAATGCCTTTGATACAGGCATCCGAAGAGGAAACATAGATCATGATGCGGCCAGCATACCAATAGACGGGAATATTCAGATGAACGTGAACTGCTGGGGAGATTTTCTCGTGAATTTAGCAGAGACGCTGGGCTTGACCCCACACTGGCGGTATGAGGCTGACCATACCTATTTCGATGCAATCAATGAGGCACCATGACACAGCCCAATCCTATTGTTGATCTGTACGAGCCAGATCTGAATAGCCTGATCATAGAGACTGCAGGTGTCCCACACCCGCATTGCATCATCGGCCAGGGATACGGATCGAGGGACTGCCAGCAGAAGTATTCCGTCATGGATCTGAGCTGGAAAGGCCCCTGGTTCGAGGAAACCCTGAACGTAGAGAATGGATTCATGGATAATGGCGGTATTCTAAAGAAGATGGTAGCCTCTCAATATGCTGACAGGCAGGCAGATACCAGATATCAGGTTGTGGGAAGAATCTGGCCCAGGCCGCGGCCCGGCGACTATGCCCGTCTCTGGCTGGCAGATGAGAGCGTTGCCAGGGTCCTGCAGGTCCAGAGTGTCCAGCTCTATCCATCCGGGAAGGTCGGACTGGAGCTGGGCCGGAGAGTGCAGGACGAGATCGATGCTTTCAACGCCAAAAAGGATCTTGAGAACGTACTGCTTGATCAGTATTTTACTGAATGCGGCAATTCGATTTCAAGCAGCGGTAAGATCACCATAGGTGATCCTACGTCCGGGTGGGGTACTCCGTTCTCTGCGGGAAGCTTCACGATTCCATCAAAGGTGAATAATCCAGACAACAATTGCCGAGTGACAATGGACATATCAATCCGCCTGGCGACGGGCATCTGGCAGGAAGAGGCGGTACTCTTGGTAGATCTGGGTGGTACGCTCCAAAATGGGTACTTCAACCACTATGTCCTAGGGGATACTGTTTCAGGTATCGATATGACTCCGTATATTGATTTTGGGCATGCCCAAACAAATTTAAAAATTTATTGTAAAGTAAGGAGAAACTGGAGTTCAAATCCAGGTGCCCAGGATATCACAGTCACGCTTCATGCATGGAGGAGGGTGGTGTTTGCATGAGTTTACGAGTGAAAATGCCCGACGGAGTCCTGCCGATCTTACCAGATGAGCCTGCAGCGCCTCTCCTGAAGGCCCACGCCAGGATACTCGCCACCTATCCTACGGAAAAAAGCCTGGCTGACATCATTCTTGTATCTCCGGCCCCGAAGCTTAGATCTGTGGATGAGATCATGCAGGTGATCGCCTCCGGCCAGGAAATGCTCCGCATAGATCAGGTATTCGATATGACGGACGACCTGGAAATGTGGGAGGCTGAGAAAGAGGCCAACCAAAAGGCCAGAGCTGAAGCTCTTGCCGCTTTGGCTGCGGATATGCAGAAGATTGTGGAAAACGTCGAGGAGCGGCTGAAGAGATGACAAACTCGGAGATCTACACGGAGATATTCGGCCTGATCTGTACTGATGTAGTCCAGGCATCGGGCATGAATGAACCCAAAGGCGGTGACCTCAAGGTAGAGGAGATAGCCAGGCCGATGTACGATTACGGCGATGTCTATCATGGTGGCCGGAATCCGAGAACTTGGACCGTGGATTTCAGGTTTCTCTCCGAGGAAGACCTGGATACCTTCATGGACCTGGTGAACAATGCTCCTGAAGACGCCGAGTTCTACCCACGGAGGGCAGATCGATGCGTCTATCTAAAGTTTGCACACGCCGAGGTCCTAAAACCGGAAGAGGCATGGATCAATGGAGTCTGGACGACGTTCTACAAGGCCAGAGCCACAATCAAGGCCCGCGAGGCATGGGTATATGGCCCCGATCAATGGCTATTTCCATATCAGCAGAACGTGAGCCTTCCGCGAATCTCCACGACATTTACCAATAACGGCCACCGTGCATCAGGACTGGACTACCTCGGAGTCATGGGCGGAGGATACTCTGATTACATCCAGAACCTCAAGTTCAGGCTGACGCCGCCAGGATCGTCAGTGGAGACCGATAAGCAAATATCGATATGCAGCAAAATGATGAGAAATGATCTGCTAGAGGTGGACGGCTGGGGCAACGTCCGGCATATATATGGGAATACGTTTGGATGCACCTATGCCAGACTGCAGGGAGATGTCTGGGGGAGCACATACTGCTCTGGGGGATCGATCAATTCCAATCTACTCACCATCGGCAACTCAGGAAAGCTAATATTTCCGATGATGGGGCCTCTTCCGCTCCGTGGGAATCCTGTGATCGAGCCATATGTGACGGCCATAACAGGATCGCCAGCCATAAAATGGGGGCAGCTATCGAATCTATCTGATCTAGCGACAGTTACAAGCAGCCTGAAAGTTGGCCGGAACATCATCCATCTGCCCGACTGTCGGGGACTGACTGATATCTATTTTGGCATAGTCTGCGGATCATCCGATAGCATCACGCTATCATCGATATATGCTGAGGCATATCGGTATCTGGCTGAGTCACAGGTTCCGAAAGAAGACCCAGGAGATAGCTTTGTGGCCAGGCTGGAAGGCACCGGAACGGCGAGATCGATCCTCGCCTCATATCGCGATCTATTCTGGGTATGAATCATGCAGATTCTTGAAAAATACTATCGGCGGATTGAGGGCGTACTGATCCAGCTCCATGATCCGTTTGACTGGGCATTAGGACGGGATTTTGCTATCGGAGAGATCATCCGACATGGTGGAGATGCGTACTACTCCTGGAAGGTGCATACTGCGGCAGCCAACTATGAACCTGGTGTAGGTGCAGACTGGGGAGACGTATTCATTCCTTTTGCCACAGGGTAGAGTGGGCCGCCAGGGACTCCAACAGTAATCAGAGCAGTTTGCGCATATCTGTGAGGTAGATTTCGATGAGGAGTAAATATATTCTGCGAAATGAAGGCACGATAATCAATTGGAGAGGGAACTGGGCTACTGGAGTGGATTATGCTATTGGAGATACCATCAACCAGGGAGGCATTTCTTATATATGCACCGCTCCGCATGTATCGAGTAGTGATACAGAACCGGGGGTTGGTGGATTATGGGCATCTTATTGGTCATTATTTTGTCAAGGCAGCCCAGGCCCGCAGGGTATCCAGGGGGAGCAAGGTCCGCAGGGTATCCCCGGTGGGGTGATGAACTGGCGCGGGCTGTATAGTGAATCCACAGTATATGCCCTGAACGATGGCGTGCGGTCTGCTGAAGGATATGGTTACTATTCACTCCAGGACGATAACATAGGTCATACGCCACCAAGAGATGGCAGCGATGATGAGTATTGGTCGTGTTTTGCGTGGTCCGGTGGAGTATATACAAGACTGGACGAGTTAGCTGCACCGACTGATAATACTAACCTCAATGTGAACACGTCGGCACATGGTCTCTGCCCGAAGGCCCCTAATGATGCCGTTAAGGCTCTTCTCGGAGATGGATCATGGGGTTATCCTTTGCCAGACGGATGGATACCGGCTGGGGAGACTTGGACTTATCTCTCGGCCGATGCTCCGACATTCACGTTCACCATTGCAGGTGACAAAAGAACGAAATATTACCCTGGCATGCGCTTAAAGCTAACGCATTCATCGACCACAAAGTATTTTATCATTACTGCCGTTTCATATTTCAATCCAAATACCACCATAACTGTTTACGGCGGGACGGATTATACGCTATCTAGCGGCACCATATCTAACCCCTATTACAGCATGATGAAGGCCCCGGCCGGCTTCCCGCTAGACCCCAATAAGTGGACGGTGCAACTGGTAGATGCAACTTTGAAAGATCAACAGAATCCGACTGTTCAGGCATGGTATAACGTGGGCAGCTTATCCTTGACAATACCGATAGGGATATGGAGGGTTTACTTCTTCTCTGATACTCAGTTATCGTTTAGTAGCGCACAGGAGTTTACACTTTCAACTACGTTATCAACGACTAACAACGGGTGCTCTGATATCGATTTTAAGATTATGTCATATATGACTTCGATGGAAGCCTACGTAGCACCGCATACTAAAGAAAAGGTTCTAAATCTTGCCGCAAAAACGGTTTATTATCTTAATTTAATGTATTGGGCGGCGGCAGGGGCGACCCACCTTTATGTAAACGGTGAATCCGCTCCGACGATAATAAAGGCAGTTTGCTCTTACCTCTGAAGGAGACTTAAATGTCCTTATAGGAAAGCAGGCAAAAGACCCCCTCACTTTCAAGAGAGATGTCTTAGAAGAACTGCATCGCTTGTCCAACCGTGATATTCGAAACTTGTGTTATGGTGCACGAGCTTTTCATTGTATTCGGACCAATCTCGCTTATCTTCATATTCGCTTCTAGTCATCGACCATCTTGTATTTAATATATTAATTCAGTGGTCATATATTTAAGCATTGGTCAACATAGCACTTCTTTCGAAATCCTTTAATATATAGTAGTTAGCACCTATAGCATGATTATATGGTAGAAAGTGCAATTAAACCGCTATATTTTACTGAGCACCCTAATGATCCGGTTCCATTGGTTGATGAATGTGATGTGGAACTGAGAACTTCGTCAGTGGGGCTTATTTTTGGAAAGGGCAACATCGTATATCGATGGGCGCCAATCGAGTCTATTCGGTTTGATCTAAGCCATATTGCAGGAACACCTCCGTCCCAGCTTGCAGCTTTCTTCGACCAATCTGCTATACTCGGCCAATCTGCTATACTTAATGTCCCTCTGAATCCGCCTATTAATTTGGAAGTACGGGTAAAGAAGCATCATTTTAGTATGCATAGTGGAGAGATGCCTACGGTTAATATAGGAGGTTTGGCATTTAGAACACGGTTAGATGAAGAGCTTCTTTGTGATGAATTAAAGTTTCATCTCGTAAATCTGCATGACTACTATGGAGCCAGGATCAAGTATCCTTCTGGCCGATCATCAAAC